CTGTTTCAATGTTATCAACTCCTGATTTTCTCCTGTAAGCTGATTTACAATTATTTGAGCAAAAACACGTTCGTGAATTCTTTGAAGTTGTAAACTTCTTTCCGCAAACTTCACATACATATTCTGCGGTCTTTATGATGAATTTGATATCCTTGTTCAACGGATTCGTTGAAGTATTCCCATACATAAACATGAAGCCTTTTGCGCTTTCCGTTTATAAGCTTTGATGAAAGATAATATCCTGTGTTTTTATCCTTTTTGAACTTGTAATTATTGAAAAAGGCTGTCATGTGATCTTCGCTATATAATATCAACTGCATTATAACACCTCACGATATATCAATAATTCTATCAGTAGAATTAAGGTCTTTCACCTTTATATAACCTCTTTCAGTTAATATCGGATGATCTTCTGTGCATCTTATAAACCTACCGTCCGAGAGTTTTATTTTAAAAATCTTCGCTTGTTTCTGAGTCAATCGACAATCAGAATATGGTTTGAGTTCTTTTGTCCCTGTTTCAGTGTTGTAACTCCATACTCTGCCTTTGGTGCCGGTTAATTCAGATATAGGCTTTTCTCCTGATTCTGTCATAACCATAGTGTCAGCCGTTAGACAGTGATCGTTAACTTTAACAGGTCTGTCCTCTGCTTCGGTATCATCCCAGACGTAACCGCCGAATTCTTCAATTGTTCGCTTGCAGACAGGTGATACCTTAATCAGTCCTTTTTTTAATGCTACTGCTGTATCTCTGATACCGTCAGAAACGTCATTTTTTGCTTTCTTTACCCTGTAACGTGTTTTTTTTCGGAGCAGGGTTATAAAGGATGCCGCTGATGGGTCAATGACTGTGTATACAGTTCCTGTCACCTGATGTTCATCAAGGAACTTGTCGAGATCATCACCGTACTCGGTATCTGTTTTCTGAATGCCTGTCTCACGTCCGGAATAATAATACTCATCCACGATATACCACACATTGTCATATTTGCCCCATAGCGACACCGCAAACGCATTCTGTGTGCCGTAGTCAATAGATATGCAATACCGCTCCGCCCGGCTGTCAGGGGGCTTTTCAATGGCATCCTTGTACATCGGATAGATGATACCTTCTGCGAGAACCCATAAACCGAGAATGAACCTGTCGAAGAACACTCCCGAATACATTGTCTTGTATCGGGCTTTTGTTTTCTCCGACAAGCTGAGGTTATCATCCATATCAAAGTGGAGATAAAGCAGATTCTTGTCTTTTGCCTTATCTATCCATTTGACCTTAAACCAGTGTGAGGGGAAAGAGGGGTTACAGTTGAACCACATCTTTGAGCCGTCAACGGAGCATCGTCCTGTTGCCTGATTCACGAAACTCTCAGGCATAAGAGCGACTTCATCAAGGAATATGCCTGCTAAGGTTATACCTTGAATCAGATCTTGTGAGCGTTCATCCTTACCGCCGAATATGTAGAAGTAATTCGTTCGTTCTCCGTCCGTAACAGTGCAAAGGTTTTCACTTCGGCTGTCCTGTACATCATATCCTCTGCCTTTGAGCATGAGTTTCAGCCAGAATAAAACGTTTCTTCGGAAAGAGCCGACCGTTTTGCCGCACATTGCAAAGTTCTGACCGTCAAAGCTGTTCATAGCCCATAATGCAAAGGATAAGGACATTGACAACGATTTACCGCTACGGATAGCACCGTCAGCGATAATTCCGTCTGCATCTCTGACAGGTGATTTATCCGTCCACCAATTCAGCACTTTGCGCTGCTTCTTCGAGAACGGATGAAATTTAAACGCTGCTATCTTCGACTGTTTCATCTTCATCACTCTCCCAGTCCTCAGCTGCGGAATCGCTGAGAGCATCAAGGAAGTTGTCTGTTACTGCGAGTTTGGTTTCCTGTACTACCTCTTGCTTATCAGTCATACCGAGATAATTTTTGCAGTAAAAGATATGAACCGCAGGATTTTTCTTTGCAAGTTCAAAGCCTGCCCTGCGCAGTCCGATTTTGCCGATTGCCCTTTTTTCGGCAGAAATCTCCGCAAAACTTTTCTTGTAAGTGCGTTTGCACCATCGTTCAATGGTATCAATTGACATTGTTTCGCCTGTCTTAGCTTCAATGAATGCTTTTATTTCTTCCTGTGTGCATTGAATGGCTAAGAGCGATTCAAAGTCTTTTTTGTCAATTTCCTTTCTTGGTCTTGCCATTTAATCACCTCAGTTCAATTTGACAGCTTTCTGACCTGTGAACTTTTCCCATCGGTCAATGGCAGCGTCTACATACTTCGGGTCCAGCTCCATGCAGTATGCTTTGCGTCCGTTCTGTTCGCAGGCTATTATTGTCGTGCCAGATATAATATACAGCTCCTGCCTTCATAACCTCGTTGGCTGCGGAAAATGCCGAACAGAGGAACTGCCTGAAAGCTGTATCTTCCATAGGGTAATTATACCACCCTGTTGTCTGACGTGCCGTGTGCGTTAATCTGGTGCGTGTATATACAGAAAAAGCCACAGTATAGCTGTGACTTAATCTGCTGCTCTTAGGAGGTTATTACCCTGTCCGTATTTGCCTGTACACAAGGCACGTTGTAAAAATCCACATATTTGAAATTGCTGTTCGTGCCTTTATGGTGCTCAGTTTAAGTCACTACCTCGAACCGAACATAAAAGAGGGGATAGAGGGAGCGAGACACCGCTCCCCACAGTAAGAAAGGACGTAAAAGAGCATCAAATCATGTGTAGAACAAAAGAATGAAAGGAAATCATTCCGAAAAGATGTGCGGAATTGCGGTAAAGGCATAGCCGCTCAAAGCATCAGCACATTACCGCATCCCTTACACGTATTATAGCACATTTTCGGGTCAATTTCAACATCATAATGATGTAATAACCACATCATTTTTGCATTTTACGTCCCATCTTCCCAATCTGGATAAACCAGATCTTTCATATCACAGCTGAGGTATTCAGCGATCAGCCACAAATGCTCTTTGCTGATAGATTCACGCCTGTTCTTGTTGTCTTGAAACGTATAAAACGAGAATCCGCACTCTTTGGCAAGCTGTTTATACGTCTTTATCCCATTCTTGTGCATCTGCTGTCTCAGTTTGCCAATATCAAGTTTGATTTTCATATCCTGTCACCGTGTCGATGCTTGTTCCCTTGCCGACTGTCTCACAGCTTACCGTGCAGATCATTGTCAGCAGTGCGGCTATGATAAACGCTAATTTCTTCATTCTTCCTGCTCCTTTCCAAATAGTAGATAGTCAGCTGATACTTCGAGGGCTTCGCAGATATTTATCAGATTAAAAGAATTCATATATCTTTCGCCTGTCTCCCATTTGCTTATAACGCAGATTGACGTTCCAACTTTATCAGCTAACATCTTTTGTGTCAGCTTCTTACTCTTGCGTATTTTCTTGATTCGTTCTCCGATGAGTTCAGCACTCGTCATATATACTTTCCTTTTCCATCTTCATAAGATAATCTTCGTAGAATTCAGCCTTTGCTATATCTTCAGCGGCTGACGATGTTGCTTTCCTGCCTGCTCTGAAACGGTGTTTGTATGCATTGCACTTGCAGAAGCCTTTTACTGCTTCATCACCGAACAACGCTCTCGTTACTTCGATACATTCATGTTTTCCCTGATAGTGTGAGGGATGATTTATATCATCCATTGCTTTACTCCTTTTAGTTTTGATAGTGGAAGTCTCCGATATCAACAGTGATCTCCCCACCTGTTACGCTTACACCCGGGATGTCATTAACTCGTTCACAGTGCGCTAACACTATCAATGCCGCTATTACTGCTACGAATATGACTATTCCCGGGGGTTTGTTATCCTTTTTCATGATACTGTCCTTTCACGCTCATGAATGCACTATAATCGCCTTTTGCTTTCGGGTATATAACTATATACCCTTTACTCGTTCTCGCTGTTCTCGTTGCGTTTAGCTTTGATTTTTTCGACCTTCTGAGCAAACAGCTCATTTTCAAGTTCGTCCGTCTCTTTTGCCGACTGTGCGAGGGAGAACATGACAAGAACTGTCATAATTGCACCGCCGATAAGCACTCCGATCACGAATTCCATTCTATCACTCCTTTACTCAAATTCTCCGTCTATATCATCAACGGCATTTCTTGCCTGATTTTCCAGAATAACGATTCTCCTTTTTAGATGCTCGTTCTGCTGTTTCAGTTCACAGGCGGCTTTCATGCCTTCGCTGAATCCCGAACTGTATCCCTGATGATATGCCTGTTCAACTGCATCATCAACCTTGAATTCTGGTGCAGGCTTCGATTTTTTGATAAGCTGTGCATATCCTTCGATATTGTCTTTCGTGCCGCATATCGGGCAGACTTGTCTCCCTTCTGGTATTACTGCACCACAGATAACGCAGAGGTTATCGGGTTCTTTTACTATCATTTTCTTTCACTCTCCTTATTCAGCCATTCTTGTATACACTTTTCACAAGTGCTTAGCATACATCGATTCCCGTGATCTCCTCAAACACATCTGCATCAAAATTAGGAATATCCTTGACCGCAGCCTTTTCATCATCGGACATATTATTCCACATAAGACCACAAGCCGTTTTGAAGTCAACTGTTTTCAGATAACCGCCAGTTGTCTCATGTTCGGGGTGGTTAGCCTTTTCTTCATCAGTCATGTTCT